TATTGAAAAGTCAATGACCGCACAACGTGAATGGAGGGGCTGGATGATTTTGTTTTTGTAGTTGCAAGTGAAGATAAACCTACAATTTCCCACAAACTCTTCCGTAAAAGCTCGTAGACAAAGCTGTACATCAGGGGTAGTGTTGTCCGCCTCATCAATAATAATAACTTTGTGTTTGGCCTCACTCGAAAGGGAAACGGTAGAAGCGAAGTTTTTCGCGTTATTTCTGACAGTATCAAGGAATCGGCCCTCATCTGATCCGTTAATAACATAAACATCAACTCCTAATTCATTACACAAAGCTTTTGCAACTGTTGTCTTACCACATCCAGGTGGTCCAGAAAGTAAAAGATTGGGAACTTCGCCCTTATTTAGGAAGTCCTTAAATGTCTTCTTAATACTCTCAGGCAGGATACAATCATCAATGGTCTGTGGACGGTATTTCTCAGTCCAAACAAATTCATTTCTCATAATAAAATTTCAATTAGTCTCCTAACCTAGCTGATTCTTCATAGAATAAATCACCCTCATTACCAATCATCAATACCTTCCATTCATCATCTTTTTTCTGATAAACTTCAAGACATGATTCTTGAATAGGGGTGCCTGTGTTTGTTGTCCAAGTACGAACCCACCATTCCTTCTCACCATCATAAGTATATCCCCTTTCCTTTAATTGGGAAATAAGTGGATCTTCTTCTTCTGGTTTAGGAGGTGAAAAAACATTGAGAATAAAATTTACAATGTTAGTAAAGACCTTCTTAATTGTATCTAGGATGTTCATATCTTCTCCCTCAAATGAGAATGTAAATCTGAAACCAGTTCTTCATGTCTCATATACAATTTAACATAACCAAGAAGCATCTTCCTCAATCTCTTAATATCCTTAATATTATTAATCTGTCTAAACAAATTCGCGTATTGAAATTGTTTAGAAGGAGATGTTAATTTGATTGAGTCAGGATTTCTCATTAACCAAAAGTAGAATCTGGTTCTAATGCTATGTAGTATACAACATCATAATTTTGATTAGTAAATCGAGACAAAAGTTTAGATGACACCACCACATCATAAGTTCCAGGAATAATCTTTAAATTCTCTTCCTTAAAGTTGAAAACAAACTGAGAGTCTGTCTCACCAACTATAATAGAAAAATCATTTGAAGTATCATTCTTCTTATCCCTAGCAACAACCTTTACAACACCAGCTTCTCCAATAGCAGAAATATCAGGTAGTTGATATACAGATGCTGCCTTCTTTAATTTCTCTAATTGTTGACTTGTAAGAACAAAAGAAACATCCTCAGAAGGAAGAGTAATTTCTTTGTCTGGTGGAGACACAACAACAGAAGGTTCTGCAAAGAAATACTTAGACCTCATCTTACCTTCCTTAATCACCACATACTCATCATTAGTAAAATCTAACTCTGGGCTCTGGTGTAAAGAATGTCCTTGAAGAAATTGGTTTAAATCATATATACCAAAATCCTTAGGAAATTCCTCTGTAATAGTAGCTTCCGCTAGAATATTCTTCATAATAGAAATAGTTCTTAACTTATTACCACTCTTAAAGAGGATAGACTGATTAATAGAAGAAAAGTTCTTTAATAAATTAATAGTTGTATCAGAAAGTTTCATAACCACGGGTCGGAGTTTCATCGTTTGTGTTGCCACTGAAATAATATAAGAGTAGACAATAATGCATTGCCTTCAATATATCACGCTTTGCTTGTCCTTTCTTATCATAACGACTCAGATACTTGATTGCATTAGAACGGCAGAAGGATTCCGCATCACCAACAGATTGAATAAGATCAAGAGTCTGGACATTGTTGTTTCTAGAAGTATAATGCCCACTATACGTAGAGGCCACATAATCTTTAAGGTCCTGAATAGATTCTTCTTCTTTATATTTTCTAGTAGATCCATCTTCCAACTTAACTGGTGGTTTTGGTGGATAATGATAGGCATGAACATCATCTACCTTAGGAGGATTAACCACAATATGATCTTCCCCCATACCCCCTTGTAATCTAGTAGGTCCAATCCTTAAAGTATCAGGACCTCCACCAAAAGTAACTGGTGTACTAGAAAAACTAAATCCACCATCAACTCCATAATAAGGATTTCCAGTTATACTATATCCATCATCCTTCCAAAAATCTTTCCAATCCTTATCTGATTTAGCTTCAGTTACCTTACTATCCGTAAAATTATATTGTTTTGGATTAGGATTTTCAAAATCATCATAATCCTCAGGATATAGTCCAGGACCTTGATCGGAAATGTCAATCCCTGGAACTTTGCTTCCCTTTTCTTTATCACTCATAATTGGATACTCCTCATCAAGTGTTCCATTAATTTCATCATACAATAAACTCCATGCGTTAATCATAACATCAATCCCCCTCTTGGTCAACTGGAAGTTCAAAAGTAGCGTCTACTTTATCATAAAGCTCCAAGAAAGAATTAATGGTTTCATCATCAAATCTGTTTATACAAACTTTAATCGCTTTTGCCTTATCTCTCCAAATAGAATAAGCACGAATAATGTGCACCAATCTCCGAGTAGAGATGACTTCTTCAATTCCTCCATCATAAAATGTCTTTCTAATAATATCTGCCCAGTTACATAAGTGTTTACAGAAATCATCATCTTCAATACCCACAGATAGAGCATGTTTCGCCAATATTCTATACTCATAAGTACTAGATGGATATTGTTGTTCAAAGGTTACACAAAACCTTTCTAAAAATGCTTCATTCAGAACATTAGTTCCAATAAAATGTCCATCATCACTACCTCTACCTTTAGTATTGGCAGTAGCCATCACATTAAATCCTGAAGCAGGTTTTACAAACTTACCAATCTTTTTAAGAAATACACCCCCACCTTCAAGTATAGATTGTAGACAGAGTATCTTATTGGAAGCTAAGTCAACTTCATCTAGAAGGAGGATAGCTCCCCTTTCCAATGCCTCGACAACTGGACCATTATGCCATACAGTGTTGCCATCAACAAGACGGAACCCACCAATAAGGTCATCTTCGTCGGTTTCAATTGTGATGTTTACCCTAATTAACTCTCTATTTAGTTGGGCACAAGCTTGTTCCACCGAAAACGTTTTACCATTACCCGACAAACCCGTAATGAACGTAGGATAGAACAACCTAGATTGAATAATGGTCTTGATATCTTTAAAATTACCAAAGTGGACGAAGGTATCATCTTTTTCTGGGATAAGGTTATATTCTGATACAGGAAGAACAGATGGAGCAACATAAGAACGCTCAATCTCTTCTATGGTGGTCATGTCAACTTCTAAATTCCACTTACCACGACCAACCTTATACTTATTTAATCGTTTTGTTACTGTGCCATAAGAGATTCCATGAGAAGCACAATAACCACGAATATCAGCAGCTGTAAATTCTATACCAAAAGCTTCTCTGAGCTCATTAATGACTGAATCCAAAACCATTTAGATTTCTCAACTGAACCTAGTATAACAAAGAAAAGGGGATTTAATCTTCATTTGGGACACTTTTAATACTGTCTTCCCATTCTTTAAATGATGACTGACAATCAGGAGGTTCAGGATACTTATATCCTTTCATTTTCATCCATTTACTATGCAATGCACCCATCATCCATGACTGAGAAAGACTCTTGGGACCATTCTCTAAGAGTTCAAGCTCCATCTTATTAGAAGTATAACCCTTAAATTCTTCACGCCAATTGGAATCATCAAACGGTTTCTGTGTCATATCCCTTCCTTTTTTTCCAGTCTGAATACATCCCACCAAAAACCATACCCTCATTGGATTTTAGTTGTGCGCCCTCCAAAATTTCTTTTTGTCTTTTGGATAAGGTGACATCCATAGTAAGATATTCTTTCTCCCAATTGGGAACTTCTTTAATCCATTCTGCTATCATTTCTGCTTCCTCCTAGGTACTTTAATTGTCCAAGAAGTAGATACTAAATCAACCATCTCAAACTCTTTCCTTGCCTTCTCTAGTCTGTTTAACTCTGCTTCACGTCCTGGTTCAGGTTGTATCTCACCATAACGTTTCTCAGACTTATCTAAGTACTCCAAAATAGCCTCATCAACCATTCCAAATAGAGTATCCCAAGTAAGAGTTAATCTAAGTTCATTAGCAAGATCTTCTATCTCACCTTCCGACATTTCTTCTCCAAGAAAAGATCCTCTTATCGCAACCAACTCACTCAAGTTGATTACAATTTTAACGTCACTGTAAATTGCCATAATTAAGCTACCAATGAAATGAATTCGCCCAGAACTTTTTTATTTAGTTTTTTAGTCTTAAGAGATTTAGCAAATGCATTTTTAATCTGAGCTTTAGATGCATAAGGTGCCACCTCAAATTCAGGATCGTCATAAAGTCCTGAAGATAACATACCAAAATAGGAATGGTATCCTGTACCTTTGATAGTAACTGATTTTTGTTTACGAAATCTCTTAATTACAACCTCAGATGTATTAGGACAATATCTCTTAATAAAATATCCAAAATCTCTTCCAGCCAAAAGACGAATACCAATAAAATTCACATCAGGATACATCTGATTTAAATCCTTCAATAACACCTCCGTAAATGCCCAAAAGGGACTCTCAATTTTATAAACATGTCCGGTCTTCCTATTCCGTAAAAAAGAACGTCCAGGTCTCAGTATAGTGGGTCTTAACTCTATCTCATCTTCATACCTTCCACCACGATATTTGTATGCGGGAAGAGGATTTGCTTCTCCATCACTCAAAACAATACATTGCACTTTCTGAAGATTATTATCTTTCTTAAATTGAGGAATAATTTGATAAAGAGAAATTAGTGATTCATGTAGAGGAGTTCCTGAAAGATAAAATTCTGGAAGAACCATGTATGCTATTCTATAAGAAGGGTGATATCTATGACATATAGAAGCAGCTACCCTCCACAAATTGATCATATGGTTCTCTAAAGTGAATTTATTTACTTTACTACCCAACCAATTAAGAAGTTTAAAATCTTGACCAACCCTTATCAAATTTTCTTTCTTTTCCATATGAATGGAACACTTCACCGGATTCCCCTTATCATCAAACTCTGTTCTATTATATGCATTGGTGAAAGCATAAACTTCAAAAGGAATTTGAACTTTCTTACAGAACCAAATAAGATTATAGAGTTGTTTAATAGTATCCATCAAACAATC